CGTGTTGAGCGTGGAGTCGAGGGGACGCACCAGAAGTAACAGCGGGGGAGTTTGGAATGCGTATTGTAAATTTTCACGAGTTCTGCGGGCTTCCGGACGGCACGGTCTTCTCGTATTGGGAGCCGTGGAGCCGCAAGCAGGCAGAGGCGTTTGTGAATGGTCCTGGGTGGGCACCATCAATGGTGATGGATGCTGGCGGATTCCGGTCAGGTGTTGAGGCGTTGGCCGACCAAAAGTAACAGAGCACTGGTACTCCGATAGTCCTTTTTGGGTGGGTAATTTGTAGGGAGTCAATATGGTAGCATACATCTACGCCCGCGTCTCCACGATGGATCAGTACGTGAACGGGTACTCGATTGACCAGCAGGTACGGACCTGTGTTGAGTACGCACAACGCTCAGGTCTCGTGCTTGGTATCGCAACAAACTGTGATCTTCCAGGGGTGATAATCGACGGCGGTAGGTCGGCGTATCGAAAGCCCTTGGTGACTCGCCCGGGGGGCCTGCTGCTCATGCAAACCCTCAAGCCGGGCGACACGGTTGTCACACTGGCCACTCATCGGCTGTTCCGCCGGTTGAGCGACATGGTAGCCGTCATGGACAAGTGGACTACAGACGGTGTCAGCGTTAAGTTTGTTGACTACCCCATGCTGTCTACAGACACCGCCAACGGCCGGGCGATGATGTATATCACGGCTGTCATGGCCCAGCTAAAGTCGGAGCTGATTTCGGCTCGTGTCAAGGAGTCAAAGCAGATCCGGTCTGAGGTACCAGCACGTACCGCTAAGATCATCGAGAGATACGTCGAGGAGCCATGTGGCAAGGATCTCGGGTCGATCATGCAAGGAGTCATGCGTGACCGGGAGGAGGCTGCCAAGTACAAGTTCACAGGCACACTACGGATCTACGTACGCGTCAGTACGAAGGATCAAACAGTTGATCATCAGGTCGAATTGATCAAGAAGACGATGGCTACAGAATTCCAGGGTGCCCCTATTGCGTGGTACGTTGATGAAGGGTCTTCAGCCTTCAAGACACCGATGAGGAAACGCCCTTCGGGCGGTCAGCTACTGAAAGACCTGCAGGCGGGCGATATGGTTGTTGCTTGGAGACCAGACCGTATCTTCAGGTCACTCATCGACGCGTCAAAGGTGGTCGACCAGGTCCATAAGGCAGGTGCGTCTCTGATGACAATCGAGGGTGGCATACGGACAGACACGCCGCACGGTCGAGCGATGATGCACATGCTCTCCCTGTTCGCGGAGATAGAGTCGCAGGACATCTCACGGATGGTGAAGCTCGGACGGTTTGGTGCTGTCGGTGAGAACCCCGCAGCACGTAAGCACGCACTGCCGAAGTTCCTCCGTAAACCAAAGGCTCATCACACGCAGAAGTTTTACGCGTTCCATAACGTCTTCACGCAGGACGAACGGTTCCATATGCACATCGAGTACTACCTGACTCACAAGCACTACCGGAGCCAGGCCGCGGCCTGCAGAGCCATCAGTAACAAGTGGCTACGCCGGGCAGGCCTTCCACCGATGGGTAACGAGTTCGGCGATACCGTTCGGATGTATCGCAAGAAGCTGAAGACGATGCAGAAGGAACATGCTACGTCTCGCCGGGCAAAGGTACTGTCGTCTCTTGATAACTTCGAGGATGAAGTACGATACCCGTTGAACCCAACGACCATCCTGAAAGTATCGAAGAGGCAGGAGGAGTTCCTCGCTGTCGCCAAGCGGTTCCCAGGGCGACTACGCGATAAGGAAGCGTTGACAGTGATGATCAAGGGCTGTGTAGCTCAGGACGACGCTGTTGACTTTGTGAAGAGGGTCATGTCATGACTGTTCCTCGACAATGCAAGGATATACCAGATGTTCCAGTGCTGGAGTTTTTGCTCAGGCACAAAGGTGTTTGGTGTAACTGGTACTTCGGTGATTCGAGGGACGTTCATGCAGCTATGCCAGCAGGTACGCCCGAGAAACTTGTGTTGGGGAAGATGCGTATGCTGATCCGCAGAGGATTGGTTACCGGGTGCAATTGTGGGTGTCGGGGTGACTTCGAGATAACTAGCAAAGGGGAGGCCTTACTCGAATCCCAAAGGAGCTTACAAGAATGCAGTGGACCTAGGTCTGTTCCCGAAGCAACGGAAGAAAAGCGATCAGGTCAGTCCTGATCACCATGATCCTGCCGCCCATCTTAAAGTGCCCGAGGAAGTGACGCCTCTCGGGCCTTTTTTTATTCTGGATTCCCTTGACGCACCAGTTCCGAACGGTGTCGTCCGTTGTCTCGATACCTCTGTCAGCGAGTATCGCCACAACCTCCTTCGGTGTCAGGTAAGACTTATCATTCTCCAACACACTCACCTCCCGAAGAAACTGAAAAAGCCGAATCTACAGGCTTTGTAATCATCTTAGTCTTGCAAGGCAAGTCGAAAGACATTCTCATAGTCGAGAATCTTTCCCCCAGACTAAGGAATGAACATGATCCCAACCCCAGCCCTACCTTCGTTTGCAGAACTCCAGCAGTCAGCTCCCCCAACACAACCGACATATCAGATACCTCCGAGTGCTCCGTCTGGGGGAGCAATAACCCCTCCCGCCCCGGCTTTACCGCCGGGCGGGTTGGGCCTTACCCCTCCAGCCACACCGACGATTCAGGCTCCTCCTACCACACCGGCAAAGAGCCCATACATCGCAGCACTGGAAGCACATAACAAGATCCCAGTCGGGATGTTCCACAGTGAAGCGGAACTGATCGATAGGCTCTGGTCCGTCTCTGACAATTTGAACTCTGAGCTGGAAGCTCTGCGGAACCAACCACCCGCGGCTCCAACTCAACAGGTTACACCGACGCCAGCACCTGCTGAAGACCTGACATCTTTGGCACTGCCGTTCCAGCAGAGCGGAATGCTGGCGATGGACAATGGTCAGTGGGTTGCCCGTCACGCGGCTGCAACCTCTCTGGCTCAACAGTTGAATCAACGTGCTGCCGAAGCTCAGGCTCGAACAGCCGAGCTTGCAACAGACACAGCAGGCTTTATCCGCAAGTATGGTCAGAAGGCTTTCGAAGAAGCACTGGCCCCGATCAATCAGAAGTTGACACAGTTCGAGGCCTACACGAAACAGCTTGAAGCTGAGTTGGCCCGGGCTGTACCGAAACCACACGAACAGTGGGTCAAGCAGAACGAAGCCCAGCTTTGGACTGCAGACCAGTTCGGTCGAAGAGTTCCATCAGCCGCGGGTGCCGCGTATTCAAACGCGTGGGACCAGATGGCCAAGTATGGTGTACCGGACGCAGAGCTTCATCAGTACGCGATGACGATGGCAGCTCCACACTTGACCCAGCAGCAACCTGCTCAACAGCCAGCACCTCAACAGTCCTGGATGCAGACGGTTGTGAACAACCCACCAGTGATCAACCCGGGCTTCACGGCTCCGGGAACGACGTTCCAATCTCAAACGCCTCCACAGGCTCGTGACGCTATCTACGGGAATGACGGGTTTCCATCATTCACAAAGATGCAGGCCCTCCCTCAATAAGGATTAAACCATGCCCCATTCGCTCGTTCCACCGTCAGTTAGCGGCCACATCAACAGCGTCCGCGACCTGGCACCACGCTTCTGGAAGGGAGTATCGGATCTCACCGTTCGAAACTTCCTGACGTTCTTCATGCTACAGAAGTGGGGGAGCATTACTTTCAATGCCCGCTCACACAGTCAGGTGTGGAACGCTCGCGTCAAGCAGCCTCAGATCATTCCAGCAATCGATGGTCAGCCCATCGAGTTCCCGAACACCGACACGGACATCCAGTTCTACTGTGGTGTCAAGGGATACCGAGGCGGAGACAGTTTGCCAGAGCAGGAATACCTGCAGGCGCAAGGGGCTCCTGAGCAGATCACCAACCGGTACGAGCGGAAGTCGAAAGAACTCGCTCAGTCCATGATGGAGCGATTGAGTCACTCTTACTGGAAAGACGGTAACCTGTCAGCCAATGCTGCAGAGTTCACCGGCATCAAGACGCCACTGTCATACGCGACAGGTACAGTTACTGCGGCCGACAAGGTTGCAAAGCCTGACGGTTCCTACGCTGGTCAGTCCTGCGTACTCGGTAATCTCGGTGGTGCATGGTCAGCAGATCTGGCCACCCCCCCGAACGCGAACCTTGCCAACGACTGGCCTTTCGGTCAGGGCTCCAGTGAGTACGATGGTACCAGCCCACTGATCGTGAACTACGCTTCAACCGGGTGGGACACGGGCTCAACTGACTGGGCAACCAATGCCATTGCTGCGACCAGCTACGCTCAGACAGCGATGCTCCACCGCGGCGGTCAGAGCATGGTTGGTGCCTTGCCGAACGTGACCATGTCGTCTGACATGTTCACAGAGTTCAAGAACAGCTTCCGCGAAAACAACCGGCAGATGATGCCGTTTACCGATGGCGACCTCGGTTATCCGGGTGAGACCCTGAAGGTCGACGGTATGGTCTACAGCATGGACTATGCTTGCCCTGTCGGGGAAGCGTTCATGTACCTGCCACAGTACGTCGAAGCGTTCTTCTTGCACAGCCAGATCTACGGTGCAATGGGTCCTGAGTACAGCATTCCTCACATGGCGTACCTGTACTACATCTCTTGCTACGGCAACTTCAAGTTCTCACCGAAGTACCTGGCCCGGTTCATCAGCAAGACATGATGACAACGACTGATCGAAGCCCGGCCTAACCCGTCGGGCCTCTTCTAAACTTTCTGATAAACCGTTTCCGGAGAATGAATATGTCAGTGACCTCAAACGCTGTTCAAATGGATCTTGGTAAGAAGAACGTGGTCAGCGACGACCTGCTGCTCGGTGCGGCTGGTACCTTCGTCGACCGCAACATGGATAATGTCAATGCCATGGGTCGCAACTCATGCAACACTATCCGTGCCTTGTATGTGAAGAACAGCACCGGCTCCGCTCTCGGCAGCGGTAAGGGTGTTGTCTTCAAGTCCGGCAAGCTCGGCAAGGAAGTCAACGGGTACCATTCGGCCAACGGTCGGTGCGACGGAGTGGTAGACCCATTCCTCGGAGCTGGAGTTACCGTGGCCGATGGCGACTACTTCTGGCTGATCGTTGCAGGCCCGATCGATATCGAGGTTGGTGCGGGCGACCTGACCGTCAACTCTGTCGTCCAGACTCTGGCAAGCGGCGTGTTCGGTACTGGTACTGCCGGTACGAACCCTGTTGGTCACAGTGGGATCTCCGACGAGGCAGGAACCAGCGGCGGCCGAGCCAGAGCGTTCTTCCGCAACGCGTTCTCCGCTGTTGCCCCTTGGTGATAAACATACCCGGCGTACCTCTCACGATGTACGACAGTTTCGACGTACGACATTGTTGACGTACAATTCGCCGGGTCTTTCTCTTTTACTTTGAAGGGCGGTGATCCTAACCATGTCCGACTCCGCAATCCCTTGTTGTCCTCCCGCTGGAATCCATTCGACCTCTACGGTATCGACTGTTCAGTCCGGCAACCCGGTCGCAATTGTCATGACTCCTATCACGCAGCGATGACAACCGATCACCCATCAAACCCCGAGGGGCAGGCAGGTCCGACCTGCCTGCCCCTCTCCATTTTCCCGGGCAGGGTAATCTGCAAAGGCCCATGCGGTCTACCGGTGTCCAGAGTCTCCCCCAGAGGTTTCTGTATGAAGTGCGACGAAGATACTGACTCGGCTACAGCCATCGCTGTGCTGACCAAGGGCGTGCCCCAGCGAGGGTTCAAGGAGGCACTGGCTGACGTTCGCAAGCAAGGTCGACCGATCACGCTCGACATCGCCGACTCCGCTATGGCTGAGCTTGGAGGAGCCGCCGAGCTGGGCAAGATGATCGTCAACGACCTCAAGCGTATCAGGGGCGATAACCTTGACGAAGAGTTGAAGGTCTTTCACGATCCGGACAACAAGTCACTGACCAAGATCTACAGCATGTTGATAGACCTGTCGACAGGTCGTGACAAGTTAGTCGGAGAAACAGATGATGTTTTAGCAGGGATAGAGGAGTCCGACCTCGTCGCAATCGCCGCTCAATCTGCGACAATCCAACTGGAGATTGATCAAGAATTCCGAAAAAAGATTCTGGAGATATTAGTTCAATGCGACCCGGAACTTGTTTTGGAGTACGCGGGGAGAGCTATCGACCGGATTGAAGCGGGTCCTAAAGTGGAGGTAGTAGACAATGCTTGACTCCGGAGTGTACTTGATACGGAATGTACTCAACGGGAAACGGTACGTCGGTAGTGCCGCCAAAGGATTCTCCAAGAGATGGGACAAACACAGAAGCGATCTCCGGCTGGGTAAACATCACAGCAGGGCTCTACAGTCAGCTTGGGTGAAATACGGCCAGGACGCTTTCGTGTTCGAGGTTTTTGTCCGGTGTGCCCCCTCGGCCTGCATCTCCGCTGAGCAGCGGGTCTTGGACGCCATGAGATCGTATAAACCTAAGTTTGGGTATAATTGCTGCCCCAAAGCAGGGTCCGCGTTGGGTACCACACACACTCCAGAGACGAGGGCTCGCATATCCGCGGCGAACCGAGGCAAGCCTAAATCGGAGGACCACAGACGGAAGATATCTCAGAGGCCGCGAACCCCCGAGTGGACCCGTAAACAGTCAGAATCTCATAGAGGTAAAACTGCGTCTCCTGAGGCCCGGGCTAAAATGTCCGCTACACGGAGTACCCCTGAATCCCGGAAGGCTAACTCAGCTCGGGTAAAGGCGTACTTCAGTGATCCTAATGCCCGTAAGCAGATGTCCGATAAGCAGAAAGAGGTCCAGAACCGGCCGGATATAATCCAAAACAAGAGAGAAAAAATGACAGCCTATTCTTCATCTGCCGACGTAAGACGCCGGTTGAGCGAACAGGCTAAGAAGCAGGCGGATGCCCCGGGAGTGAAGGACCGAATGTCCGCCAGAACCAAGGAGTACTTCGCCTCACCGGACGCTCGAAAAGTGTTATCGGAGAAAGCTAGGGAGAGGTACAAAGATCCAGAAGTTCGGAAGAAGTGTTCGGAGGCTGCCAAGAAGAGGTGGCAGGACCCGGCATACAGGGAACGCATGGTTTCAGTACGGCGGTCAAGAAGAAAGGTTGAGGTGTTGGATGCCAAGCCTGTTTGACTATCTCGGGTACGCCGGAAATGCTCTCGACCTGCCAGCGTCATCGTTGCGTGACCTGCTGACCGGTAACAATCCGTTCGACCAGTGGGCGACTCCGTTCTCCGACCGTAACCGGGCGACTGGTCGAGATGTGTTACGCCCATTCCTCGGAGCCAACGAAGAGACAGGCTTTGCTGGTTGGGCTGACAACCCGATGGAGGGGCTGAAGGACATCGCTGGGTTCGGAGCGGAGATGCTGCTCGACCCGTTGAACTTCGTCAGTGGTGCCGGGGTTATGAAA